CGTACCGCTGTGCTGTCCCCGCGTCAGTACTACGCTCTGATCTCTCAGGTTGATTCTAACATCCTGAACCGTGACTTTGGTAACAGCCAAGGTAATCTGACTTCCGGTGAAGGTCTCTATGAAATTGCTGGTATCTCCATCAAGCGTTCCAACAACCTGCCTTTCCTGGCTGGTAACGTGGCTGCTGTTAATGGTGAGAACAACGATTACTCTGGTAACTTCACTAACCACTGTGGCCTTATCTACTATAAGGATGCTGCTGGTGTTGTGGAAGCTATGGCTCCTTCCGTGCAGACCACCTCTGGTGATGTGTCTGTAATGTATCAAGGTGACCTGATCGTGGGTCGTCTGGCCATGGGTTGTGGTACTCTGAATCCTGCTGCTGCTATTGAGCTGCAAAATCTTTGATAAAGGAGTTATCTAATTATGGCTAACCTTTCTGTTGCCGCTGGTAATGGCGGTGTGAGTGGTGCTACTACTGGTGTGTCTGGTGGTAACACTGCTCTTCGTAACTCCGTAGCTAAGACTCGTCAGGGCTTTGGCTCTGCTGTGTCTGCGTCTACGGTTTATTCTGAAACCAAGAACCTTCGTTTTGCTTATGCTGGTGTGGAGTGCGATGCTCCTGCCCGTAGCCGTGCTTGATTTCTAACTATATGGGGAGTCCTTCGGGTCTCCCCTTTTTTTATTCCTTTAATAACACTATTGTTATGCCGTTCACCAATAACGCTCAGGCTACATTACAAGCTGTTAATGAAATTTTATCGTGTATTGGTCAGGCGCCTGTAACCACCATTGAGGCACAGACCATCGAGTATGAAGATGGGACAACTGTCGAGGCTGTAATCAACCCGGAAGTTGCAATTGCATACGAGACACTTCTACAAGTCTCAAGGGAGGTGCAAGCTGAAGGTTGGACATTCAATCGAGAAGTTGAATATCCAATGACACCAGATACTAATGGGTACCTCTCTATTACCAATGGTATGCTACAGCTTGACCTAAGTGATACTGTAGCTAATACTAATTACGATACCGTTATTCGTAATGGTAGGTTGTATGATAAAATTGCTCATACAGATGTATGGGATACTACTAAGACATACTCAGTTGATGTGTTGTGGTATCAAGAATTCCCAGATCTCCCCCAAGTATTCCGTGATTACATAACAGCACGAACCGCTACACGATGTGCTATTCGTCTTGTTGGTGATGTAAATCTTACCCAATCATTGGCAGCTTTTGAGACATGGCGTAGAGCCAACTGTATGGAATACGAGTGTAATGAGGGGGATTACACTATGTTTGGGTTTAAGAAAGGCACTGATTTCTACAGCAGCTATCAACCATTTAAGGCTCTTTCACGATGACAGCAGTATCTCAACGCATCCCTTCCTACACTGGTGGTGTATCACAACAAGCCGATGAAAAAATGGCTTTGGGTCAAGTAAAGGAGGCTTTGAACTGCTACCCTGATGTTACTCTAGGAATGATCAAACGTCCTGGTAGTAAGTTTACCTCTCTTCTGAATGGACTTACAGCTGCCACTGCTGATAATCAAGCGTGGTTTAGTATGTTCAGGGATAATGATGAAAAGTATATTGCTACTATTTCAGCTAGTGGTGTGCCTAGAGTTTGGAATCTACTGACAGGTAATGAAGCTACTATTAACTACCCAACTGGTAAACAAGCAGCTATCAATGCTTACCTAACTGCTGCTGATTCACGTAATATTAAAACACTTACTATTAACGACTTCACCTATATTGTTAATAGTGAGAAGGTTATAAGAGCTAAACCTAATCCAACCTTTTATCCTAATAGACAAGCTACTCTTATTGTTACTGCTGTAGATCATGATATTACTTACAGAGTAACAATTGGATCACAAACATTTACATATACCACACCATCATCTAATTCTGGTAAGTTAACATTAAGTCAGGTGATGACCGGTCTGAGTGCTGCTATCGTCTCTGGGTTCTCTTCAAAGGTTATTATTGACAACACCATTTACCTGAAATTCAATACCAGCACTAATGTGTCTGGAGAAGGTGGGCCTTCAGGTAAAGATCTACGTGTCTTCCAGGACTCAGTAAGTACGCTTGCTGCACTACCTGAGCAAGCAAAGCATGATCAATTGGTAAAGATCAATAATACTACAGCTAATCAAGATGATTACTATCTGAAGTTTGTTGCGGATAACGGTAACAATAATACTGGTTTTGGTAGTGGTAAGGGTTACTGGGAAGAGACCGTATCACCTTCTGTAAGTCGTGGTATTGACGAACAAACAATGCCTATTGTTTTGATTAGAGATACAGTATCTCCCCTTGTTTTTACAGCTACCTTTCTAGATAGTTCTGTAACTGTCAACACCTTACCACTTCAATGGGAGCCAAGATTGGTGGGTGATGAAGATTCTAACAGTCATCCTTCCTTTGTTGACAATACTATTCAAGATATATTCCTATTCCAGAATAGACTTGGATTCTTAACAGAGGATAATGTGTCTATGTCCCAAGCTGGGGATTACTATAACTTCTACCATAAATCTGCTACTACTTTAGGTATTGCTGATCCTGTTGATCTAAGCTGTGCGAGTATTAAGCCAGCAACACTTCGATCAGTTACTCCTATTACTCAAGGTTTGCTCTTGTTTAGTGATAATCAACAATTCCTTATGGAATCGGAAAATGGTCCGTGGACTGCTACTGATGTAACAATCAGAACTATTGCTAACTACGAATGTGATAGATACCTCAAGCCAGTTGACCTGGGATCTACTGTACTTTATACAAGTAGAAACCAAAGTTGGACACGAGCCTTTGAGATCTTTACACGAGGACAAAGAGAGAGCCCTTCGGTTAATGAATCTAGTAAAGTTGTGCCTGAGTGGATTCCTAAAACAATCAACCACACAACAGGTAGTGCTCAGAATGGTCTTTGGTTAGGATCCGATAATACCTCTAAATACCTCTATTTGTTTAGGTTCTTTGAACAGGGAGATGAGAGAATTTTATCTTCTTGGGTTAAATGGTTACTTCCTGCTAATATTATCCATACAGATATCCAAAATGATATCCTTTATACCGTAAGTAGTGATGCCTCTGGATACATTATTAGTCAACATAACCTAGTGTTATCACCTACTACTGGTGGTCTTATCAACAACCTAGGTAATACTGTAGACCCTCATCTTGATTTCTGGTGTGAAGTAACTGATGCATCCATCATTAACCCAGCACCACCTACTGCACCTACATATAATACTACTTTAGGGATTACAAAAGTCTACTTACCTACTTATTTTGATACAACAAAGAAAATCGACTTTGTAGTGGGTCTACAGAAGACTGGAATTCCCGGTACTGCATCTGGTTATACAGGAGCAGTAAGTGTTCAAGTAGATGGTGGTGGTAAGTATTTTATTATTTCAGGTAATGTATCTAATAACTACATCTATGTAGGGTATCAGTATAACATGGAAATTACTCTACCTCGTTATTACTACTTACTAGGTCAAGCTGGTGTCGATTTTACTGCTGTGACTACTACCTCTCGTATGGCATTCTATACAGGGTTAGGTGGGGATATCTACTTCAACATCCTAGATCGTAGTAGAGCTACTTGGAGGAGTATCGATGGTGCAAGGATTGCTGATTTCTATATCGCCGATACTTCACCTTTTAGAGGGTCATATGTCTATAAAGTACCTATTTACCAGAGGCCAGATAACTACACAATGAAAGTTACTTCAAATACACCATTCCCTGTTAGTCTGGTAGCTATGCAATGGGAAGGACAATATTCACCTGGATTCTTTAGGAGGGCTTAAATATGGCCTTACCATATATAGCTACCTTTGGTATTTCAGCTGTATCATCACTTCTAGGTGGCATAGCTGGTCAGTCTGAGACTGATGCTGCCAATAGAGCAGCAAAAGCTGAACACGAGCAGAATGTCCTTAATTGGAAGTACGGTAAGAAAAGTACTAAGCTTGATTACCGTCACGAAAAAGAACAATGGCGGATGAATATACGCAACGATGAAAGAATCGCTGCGTGGAGGGATGAGACCAATTTACAAGATTGGCTTTATAACCTAAAAATTCAAGACTTTGAGTTTGCCTCTCAGATGAGGTTATACAATAAGTCAAATGAGATTGCTGATCAACAGCTTACCTTTAATGCTATGGCACAGAGGGCAGCTAATGAAGCAGAATATCGTAAATTAGAAGATGCAACAAAAGAGATTGCATTCCAAAACCAAGACCTTATTATTAAAGCTGTGCAATCCGAAGGTGCTGCTGCTGTTAAAGGTCAACAAGGGCGGAGTGCTGAGAAGGCAGGACAGGCTGAACTTGCATCCCTCGGTCGTAACCAAGCTATCCTTGCTGAGTCTTTGTTAAGTGCTAGAGCAGATACAGAAGCTTCTCTACGTAAGATTGCTACTGATAAGTTCGGTGCTGATCTTGCTGCTAATGCTTCACGTATGTTGAAGCCAGAACGTCTACCCACTCCACCTCGGCCAATCGCTACACCACGTACTGAGTACCTTGAACCACGTAAACCAACCAAGTATGACTTCGGTCCTAAGCCACAGATGGGTATTACGGCATCTTCGAGTGGGGCTTGGTTGAATGCAGCTGGTGGTATTGCTAAGTCTGCTGTTGGTGGTATTGGCGTAGATTGGTTTAGTACATAAAAATAACTAAAAATGGAGCAAGTTAATTACAGAGGGTACGCCCGTAGTGTAGGTTTCGATCCTGTTAAAGCTCCTTCGGAAGGGTTAAGCCAAATGGCAGCTCGTGACGAACGTATCATACGTGGTATGGATAAGAACCGTCAGGAGATTAAACAGGTAAGAGATCAATATGGTTCAGCTTTAGAGCGTAAGCTTGATAGAGAGCAACAGGACCGTGACAAGAATTATCGTTGGAAGCAACAACTAAGAGCGACTAGGTTTAAAGCTCAAGAGGCTAACGCTAGGATTCAAATTCAAAATGAAATCATACGTAGCAAGAATGCAGTATCAACTTTAGAAAGCCTTGCTAATTTTAGCACCACTATTGCTGAAACTATTACTGAAATTAAAAAGCGTCAGGATGAGCAAGCTACCCTTGACGGCTACATGGAGGTTATGGAGAATGGTGGTATCTCTCCACAACAACAAACTAACATAGATAACACCCGAACACTACTTAACCAAGCTGGTGAAGCTAGTGATAAGATTGCTGAGGGTCTACAGCAGCGTGGTGTGGATCCTAGTGTTGTTACCAAGCTATTGACTGGTAATAAGGCTAGGGATGTAGGACGTGTTAGGGCTCACATGGAGATCATCACTGCTGAGTTCCCTGCATATATCCAGGATCAATATGAGCAACAGGGTCTCCATACAGCTGCTGAGAGAGCTGCTGCTACACCTGAACTACTGGAGGCATACCTTAAACAGAATCAAGTCTTTGGTCTTAGGTATGACTTCATGGGGGAGTACCTCGTTAAGATGCGTGGTGCTATTAACGCACAAGTTGAATCAGCACGTAGGTCTGATGTAGCGAATAAATCATCCATGATGAGAGATGATGCTACAAGTGAACTTATCCGCACAAAGAGTGGAGAGTCATTGACTGCAGCATTTAATACTATCTCCCGTACCTACGGTTCTGATGGTAGGACTCCAATGGGTAGAGCTGCTGCTAAGAATGAGATCTATAAGCTTCTTAGTGACACTACTCTATTCTCTAATGCTGATGTAGATCGTATCCTTGATGAAGCAAAAACAGATCAAGGTAGCTGGAGGGAGAGGTTTCCTCGTGACTACGATGAGCTAATCTCCCAACGTAAGGCTGATACAGAACGTGAGTATCAAGCAAAGGATACAGAGGAGCGTCGTGCTGGTAAGGAAGCAGAGAAACAACTCCTACAGTGGGTAAAGGATGAGTGGGATGGTAGTGAAGAAACCCTCCAATCTATCATTCAAAAAGCTAAAGAAGAGGGTATCCCAACCGAACGTCTTCAAGCCTATCTTGCTACCACTAATGAGCAACAGAATGAAGACTACTGGAATGATACATTCAAGGAAGCTTATGAGAATGGTACCCTAGATGTAGAAGATGTAGATGCTCCTGGTGTTCCATTTGAAGCACGTCGTAAGTGGAAGCCACTAGCTAAAGAGTTGTCTGATGTTCGTAACGATACTGGTGTTACAACTGCTGAAATCAAGGAAGAGTTTAAGGGAGCCTTGAGATCTAACTTGGTTGGTGATAGTACTGATCGTACACCTCACGAAAGCCTTGTACCTGCCACTAGCTTTGCTCTTAAGGAATACCATAGGCGTCTTAAGTCCTACTCTAAGAGTGGCGCTATGTCTCCCTCTGAGGCTGCTCAAAAGGCACGACTTGATGTGTTGAATATGATCAACAATAAGTCTGGTCCTTTTGGTATGACGGCTTCATCAGAAGCTGAGGGTAATCAAGCATTCTACAATAAGTTTACTCCCGGTAACCACCCTGGTGCTCCCACTGGTCTAAGGGCTATCAATGCTGAATCAGCTGCTGCTGCATTTGCTAAGGATCCTAGTGTGATGAATAGTGCTAATCTTGTTAGTACTGGTGTCATTACTGGGTTGGCTAAGCGATTAGAAGCTGGTCAAAAGGTATCTCTTCCTCCCATATTCCATGAGTATGCAAAAGCTAGTAAGGGACAATATACTGCTGAAGATATCGCTAATGCTCAGCTTAAGAAGCATGGTTTTACTCAACAGATCCAACCCGGTGCTGTACAAACAGTTAAGCAATCCATCAGTGACCCCCGACTGCAACGTATCTTTGAGAACAACCGTGTAACTCAAGATAACCTGAACACTGCTATTATTGGTAGTGGTAATGCTCCTGCTACTGTACGAGTTGGTACAGCTGGCTTCCAAGATGTTATTGCACTTGGTCAAGCTTCTGGCTTCCAGTTCCCACAAGTGATGGCTGGTATGTGGGCTCTTGAAAGTGGATGGGGTAAGTACCACTCTGGTAAGAATAATGTATTCAACATCAAGGATTACAGTGGTGGTGGTACATTGAAGAATGGTAGTCGTTGGCGTGACTATGGTTCTGTGTTGGAATCAGCTCAGGACTTCACTGAACTAATGAAGGATAAGCGTTACGCTCCTGGTCTAGCCAAAGCACGTACACCACGGGAAGCAGTAGAAGCTATTGCAGCTGCTGGTTATGCAGGTGGTGAACCTACCTATGTAGACAAAGTAATCCGTGTGATGAAAGGTCAAGGTGTTAACGTTGATCAACCCTTCTCTGCCTCTAGTTCTCCTACACGTAACCAAGGTCATATGACACCAACACTTGCTTATATCTCAGGTAACATCGGTCCTACTTCTACTGGACAACACCTAGATGTAAAACAAGTTGGTGGTGGGGAGTTTGCTACTAATGCCTTGGATCAATATGTTGTAGTGGATGATCCAGAACTTGGTAGAGTACCTCTTGGTAAAACACCTATTACTGGTACATTCGCTAGCCATACTGCTAGGGGTTCCCATGGTATTGACTATGGTCTTTACTCTGGTACTAAAGTATATGTCCGAAATGGAGCAAGGGTTGTTTCTAAAACATCCACTGTTCATGGTGACAAAGTTATTATTCAATTGCCTGATGGTAGGCGTTTCAGTTTCTTACATGGTAAAGCTACATGACACAAACACCCTTTTATACTGATGAAGAACTGGAAGCCTATGAGCAACAGGTAACACCAGTTGAAGCTAATACTCAAACTCCTGAGACTGTATTCCGTGAGAAGACACCTGAGGAGAATAAAGCTGCTGGTAATGTACAACCAGTTAAAGGTCCTGAAGCACAAGCTAAAGCTACACCTCAACCTAAACAACAATTTAACCGGGGTTCTGGATTCATCTACGGTAGTGGTGATCCTAATGCTACCCTTGGTGAGGATGTAGGAGCGTATGCTACCCGTACTATTGAGCGTATGGGTGCTCTTGGTATGGGTCTTATTGACTTTGGTATGGACGCTGTTGGTCGTATCAAAGGTGCTCAAGGTATTGATGATGCTTGGGATAAGTACACTAAATTTAGTAACCCTGCTATTCAAAAGGTAAGGGAAGCTGCTTCTATTGTTCTTCCTTCCATTATTGCAGGTCAAGGTGCTGTAGCTGGTGCTAGTAAGCTAGTTGGTTCTGGTGGTCTTGCACGAGGTCTTACTGCACTTGGTCTTACTACTACAGCTGATGTAGGTATCAACCTTATTAGCGACCAAGCTGAGCGTGATGAAACCTTGACTACCTTTATCCATAAGACTGCACCTTGGATTCCTGTTGTTCCTGGTCTCATCAATAAAGATGGTGAGTCAGTTGAAGTACGTCGTCAACGTAACATTTATGAATCAGGAGCGTTGAGTGTTGTAGGTGATCTACTTGGTTATACTATTGACGCTGTTAAAGCTGGTAAGCGTGGTATCATGCATTGGTTTGAACCTAATGATGCTACTGCTAAGGCGTATAAGGCTGAAGAGATTACCAACAATGCTGATCCTGCAACAGCTGTACGTCTTTCTGAGATTGAGGGTGAAAAGGAAGTTATTCAACAACAAGCTGCTGAGTTAGGTCAACAAGCATTGGTAGACCCTATCAATGGCCCTGCTTTGACCATCCAAATGGATGACGCTATGAGGGCCGCTAAGGCGCTTGAAAACGAGAGCATAGAGCTTACTGCGGAATACACCTCTAAGGGCTATTCTAGGCTCACAGAGGACCCTCTGGGGAGCTATGTGGAGCGTATGCAGACTAGCCGTGATGTTCAAATTGATGACATCGGTAAGGGTCGTTACTTTGATGCACCTGAAGGTGAGGCTGATGCGTTCATTACACGTAACATGTTCCCCGAAGGTTCTAGTGCTGTATTGAGTCAATCTCCTGGTAATGTAGCACGCAACATGGTTGACACTACCCACATCAAAGAAGTGTCGTATGGTAATGGTAGTCCTGCTCCTATTATGTCGGAGCGTGCCTACTATGACATTGCTAAAGGTAATGCTACCACCCGTGATATCATCCTAGATATTGCTGAGAACGCTCGTAAAGCTGGTAACTTCGATGCTATCGTAGATGGTTTCCGTTACACCAAACAGCATATGTCTGAAGGTGCATGGAAGATCTACCGGGATATTGTTATCCCTGATGCAAACCTTGAAGATATTAAAAAAGTCTTTATGGATAACCGTAGTGTTCAAGGGATGCTTGATGGTCGTAGGATTTCCTATGTTAACGAAGCACAAGCTGAGGCTATTGCTCTTGCTCTTCGTGATCTCACTGATAAGTACATCGGTCGTCTATCTGCTGAAACCTCTGCTCGTGCTATGGATACTGTAGCACGTGAAGCTACTGACTTTGCAGAAGGCTACAAGGCATTCCCTGAGACTGCTGATTATGATCGTGTTACTGAAGCCCTTGCTGACCGTATGGGTTTCTTGATGACTGAATTTGGTCTCAATAAGTTCATTGCTGGTTGGGCACTTAAGAACCACGATCGGTGGCAGAAGATGGTACAAAAGGCACCTGATCCTGCTGCTGCTCTAAAGGGGTACTCTAAGGAGTTGGATGAAGCTCTGGCTATGATGAAAACTCGTGGTGATCAGTATCGCAACATGATTGTGACTACAGCACGAGAACATCCTGAAGCTATGCAAGCTTTGATGAATGCCTTCTCAGTTACCAAGGGTGA